AAGACATTGTAGCAAGGTCTTTGGCTGAAGTTGATAAGTTAGAGGAGCAGTATATCGTAGAATTGATGATGGAGATTGAGGCAATATACGAGCAGAAATATGGCGATAATAAGGCAAAAGGTGTCGTTCTTTAGAACAATTCTAATGTATCAGGGCTCATGGAGCACGGACCATGGAACTGTGGAACCTCGACGGAACTTTTTTTTCGCTCTAGAATGCCTCTTATATATAGCAAATTTGCCCAAAGTTATAAAAAGTTCCACGTACCATGAGATTTTTTTCATCCGTTGTCAAAAATCATTTTGGTCTGGAGGAGTATATATAGTATAAAAGTTTATGCCTAGAAAAAGACGTAAAGCTATCATCACTGAAACAACTCCGGATATACCTTTTCAGAAAGTCAGAGTGGAGTGGGTCGACTGCGTAAGTGACTCTGGCTGGGCTAATGAGAAAGAATTTAATAAGATGAAGCTAGCTACACCAGTTAATGAAGGTTGGTTGTATGAAAAGACTGATAAACATATTAAGATGTTTGCGTCTTACGATAAAGATGAAGATGGAATTACTTTTGGGGATCGGACGATGATTCCTCGGGCTTGGGTAAGGAAGATTCAGAAACTGTAGATGGAGTTACGTCGATTATCTGTGAGTAGTCGTCTAAAATCTGTTTCATTTTTGCTTCTAGCTCTTGTTCTGACATGTCCTCTAGTTTTCCTGTTTTTATTATTTTCCTATCTATGTATAGTCCTGCTGCTTTTCCTCTGTTTGCTTCCGCATTCACTGCTGAAGAGAATGATCCTTTTTTCAAAGCGGCTTCACGTAGTCTAGCCAACTCTGATATGTGTCCCTCGTAAGTCACTTCATGCTTACGAAGTTTTTCTTCTTTCAACTCACCAATGTATTTTACTACAAGCGGGCATTGTTTCGGATTAGTTAATTCAGATGCTTCTATTCTTGCACGATTAGGACTGTAGCCAGCAGCTAACGCTGCTTCTGTTTTAGTCATAGGTCCCTCTGGTCCACCAAATACTAAAAGTTCAGCGAAGCGCTGTTGCATCTCTGTTAATCTTTTTGGAACTCCCATATTGACTTTTTAAGGTAACTATCCTATAGTGTCAAGCATGAAAGTTTATAAGGATGACAGAGGAGAACATGATCTAGAGCTTCAAATAGAAAGATTAAAATTAAAAGTTAGAGATCTTGAAAAATCAAATGGAGAGTTAAGAAAGGAATTAAAGAATGTTCGTGAAGCACTTGCAAGAGTATCTGGACCAGTTCACTAATGGTAAAAAAGGTAATGCGATTTCTAACGCCACTATCTACATGCAGATAGGTGGACACCTTGAAGAGATCAAAAGAATTGAAGTACAAGAGTCAAATATAATTGGACATGATTCGATTCGTGTTGTATTAAAACCTGAAGATAAGAAAGTAATTATCGCGCCTAACACACCAAATTAGACACCCTAGTTACCTTGAAACCAGAGCGTAAATTTTATGAAAAAATTAAGAAATCTATACCAGAGATTTCGTGGATTAGACTTGAGAATAATAGCCTATTTGGCACTCCTGATCTATTGGCCTATAATACTTCTGGCCACTTTTTTACAGTAGAATTAAAGGTAACTAAAGGTAATAAAATACGATTTAGTCCACACCAAATCAGCTTCCATGTGAGGCATCCTAACAATACATTTATCATGGTAGAGGCCCTCGGTCCGGGCACCGTGAAACTTTACCGTGGTTCTAGAATCTTGGAGCTTGATGCTTGCGGCTTGAAGCTTGACGCTTGTTGCTTGGGGCTTGAGGCTTGTGGCTTATTTTTTTCTGAGCTTGGTGCTTGAGGCTTGGCGCTTGAAGCTTGGGGCTTGAGGCCCGGACCAGGTGCACGCTCGCTTGCAGCCGTCGCTTCAGCATTGCTAATGACCTGATCCGATTTATTACGCTTGCGTAATTCTTTATAATATTTTGGGTGATGCCACATTTTAATGTTTACCGTATGATATATTTTTTATACTAGAATCCCAGCACTGTCTACAGCTGCCGCATTCATTGTTTTGTTTTGGGGCCGGGCAGCTTGCGCCGCTGGTTACTACAGTCGACGTATTAGGCCAGCTCGTGACTGGTCCCTGGTTCACCATCGGTGATGACAACCTGATCACCAGGTTGGCTGGCTTATCCTGCAAGTGAGTTTTGATCCATGCTTCACGGGTCGGCATCCAGTGCCGCTTGCTGGGTGTTAGTCTACAAACTTCATATATCTTTTGAAGGTGTTCCAGATCCTGTACATCGCCGCTGTCATGCCAGCGAAACACATCAGCTTTTTTTGAATTAATTAATAGCGCCATAGCCTGAACCCAGTCCGGGTGCTTGATGGCTTTGAGTCTTTTGTATTGAGCTTCCTGTACTACCTTGAAGACGTAACAGCCTTTGAGCGCATAACAATTGTAACAGACTGAGTCCGGGATCAATTGTAGCTTCTTACCTGTTTTGCATTCAGCCGCGGGTATACCTATTGACCAGCCGGGCATCTTCGATGGCTTGCTTAGCCCGCCAACCAGGGCCCATGCTTCCTTAGTATTCATTTTAAACTGATCCTTGTTAATTCCATTTCTGAATCTCTGTACAGCTCGTCGCTGTGATTTAAAACTTTGTCGACAGTCTCCCTGACAGGCTCGTCGCTGTGTTTGTGACTGTCTAAAAACTGAATCACCTGAACCAGCGCGTCGTGTTGTTTTTCTAATAATTTAATTGTTTGTTTCATAATTTATTTCTCCTTTATAATCCTATTGATATCATACGAGCCCGGACCTGTCAAGCTTGCAGCTTGAGGCTTGGTGCTTGCGGCTTGTTGCTTGATGCTTTTGAAAAACTTCTCACAGCTGCGCAGGTAACCAGCCGGCAGTGTGCCATGGTCCTGAGTGAACCATGGCAGCAAATCATTATGTTTAATTCTCTTCATTTTATTAGATCCATTCTCTTCACAATATCTTCGTGAGGAATCCGGGTCTCGTCCCATGGTCCCTGAGCAATTGCTGGTTTGTCTTCGTCCCATACACCCTGGACCTCAATATGGCCCACTGTGTATCCAGCAGCCTTCAGGGCTGTCTTTACCAAGAACTCCGCATCCAGCTCTGGCTCGTCTTTTCTTCTCCATTCAAAATTTACTTTTAGTTTCATAATTATTCCTTTCTAAATACATCCTACACTATCCCGGATCAATTGTCAAATTCTTTTTTTAAGTTATCCACACAACCACAGGTTGTGTGGCTTGAAGCTTGAAGCTTGAAGCTTGCGGCTGCCGGTAGGTCTCACCCGGCTTTACCCTAACGCGATCCTGTTGCGCATAACGTCCAAGACCAATTGGACCACAAGCTGACCAGCCAACGCCAGAGTCTCTGTGTTCTAGCGGCGGCGGCGCGTTGACTGATCCCAAGTCTTTGAGCCGGACCTAATACGGTGCTACCGCTTTTATCCCATGCAACGTCTAGAAATTACTTTCTAGCCACTTCCCAAAGACCAGGGATCAGTTAATACCCACGTCAGTAAAACATCCGATTTGGTATTACATAACTGATCCCAGGTCCATTCCAGACGACGTCTTGTGGTGCACTCGCTAGAATTGTACGTTTAAACAATTCCAGGGGAATGGACCAGGGATCAGCAACTGATCCCAGGTCCATCTCGTTAGGCAAACAACCGAAGTTGGCAGGATCACCCCTACGCCTGATTCAATGGACCAGGGATCAGCACCCTGTAAAGACGGCGCAAGGAGCGCGGTGTGATACAGGGTCTAATCTTGCTAGTTTGAGTTTATAAAGTCGGATACTAGCAAACGGACTTAGTGGTGTTCCCCACGAGTTATTAATCAATTTAATTAATAAACTAAATGCAATATAATCCTTGACTATCCTATTGTCAAGTGCTAAAACAATTTTTATGAAAGGAAATAAAAATATGGAAAAACAAAAAAGAATAACACTTAACGCAGATAAGCGAAAAGTGATTGCTGATGTATTTCAAAATCATTTTGAAGATAATTCAAAATTTAAGAAAGCATGGCAAGACGCAAAAGAAACATATAGCAATATGCGTTCTATTGCAAAAACTAAAATGGACGTTCTTGTTAGAAGTCATCAACCACAAGAGGACGTTGATACGATTAGGTCAATGATCTCAAAATACAAAAGTGCAGGTGGCGATCTCTACCATGATTATTGTTTCTATGTTCAAAATGAAGTGCCAAAGATTGTTGAAGATTATGACGGCAACAAAAGAGAAGAACATGATGATGTTCATATCAAGTTTGGCGACATGGACAAAGACTTTCTAACTTCATGGTATCGTGATGAGATAAGGGCAAAAGACATTGACGCAGATTACAATGTCCGACTTGGCGACAACTATGACAAAAGAAATCCAACTTACTACAATAGTGAAAGTGCAGTAAATAAATTTTTGGGTTTTGGTAGTCGTAATGACGTGAGTAAGTCTGTAATGTATCCTAAAGATGAGTGGGAAAATGATTTCAAACTTTGGGTTATCGGAACTTCTTATTGTCATTCTCGTAAGTTTGTTGCAGATCAAGAAACTTTTAAATTTTTTCAAGGTTTCAAAACTGCACAAGAAAATGTTGTCACAACCCATGAACAAATGTTTCAGCATGTTGATAAGAAAATGCAGAAACTAAAACTTGGTTTGAAATCTTACAGATACTTTGACCAAGCAAAAGAACTAGCTGATAAACTTGGTGTAGTTTTAAATGAAAGTGTATTAGACGCACATTCATCTATGGCACTTTCAATTTATAGTCCGAGTAATTTAGCTGATCTTTTAACAGATGAGGTTGAACAAACTCGTGATGAGAAAATTGC